CTCGTACCGCGTTGCCAATTTCAGCTACCCGCGTTACCGGTACAAGCTCAGTTATGCCGTGTTGCAACAACGCGCGGCTTTTACCGAGTTGACTCAACTGGCCGGCTTCTTCAATGCCCGCCAGGGTGACTTTGACAGCTTCTTGTTCACGGACCCGGACGACAACGCCGCCAGTGTGCAACCCATTGGCAGCGGCACGGGTGCCGCTACCCAGTTTCAACTGGTGCGTGCGTTTGGCGGCTACATCGAACCGGTGTATGACGTCAACGGAACGGTGCAAATTTTTGTCAATGGGGTGCCCAAAACTTTGACCACCGACTACACATTAAGCGCCAGCGGCCTGGTGACGTTTGTTGTAGCGCCCGGCGCGGGCCTGGCCATTACCTGGACTGGCAGCTTTTACCGCCGCGTTTATTTTGAAAAAAGCAGCGCTGAATTTACACAGTTCTTAAAAAATCTGTGGTCACTCAAAAGCCTGGAGTTGGTGAGCTACAAGCCATGAAAACGCCTACGTGGGAAACCAGCGCCGGGGCGCTTGCGGCATTTTTGAACACGGCCACGCAGGGCTACCTGGTTGACCTGTTCAGCTTTACCCTGTCGGGCGGGCAGGTGCTGCGGTACACCAGTGCCGACGTGCCGGTTACCGTCAACGGAACCACCTTTGCCTGTGGCCCGCTGATCAAACGCGGCAACACCAATTTAAGCCTGGGTATCAGCGTGGATTCGCTGGACTGCACCTTGAGCCCCGCGCCCGATGGGTCTACAGCCGTTAATGGCGTGCCCCTGATGCAATTCATTGCGGGTGGTGGTTTTGACGGAGCACGCCTGCTGCTGGAGCGGGCATATGCCAGTGCCCCCCCGGTGCTGAACACCGCCCAGGGCTGGATTGGCACCCTGGGCCTGTTCCAGGGCCGTGTGAGCGCCATTGCGCGCAGCAGCCGGTATGAGGCCCAGCTCACCGTGAACTCAGATGCCGAGCTGCTGAATGTGATGGTGCCGCGCAATGTTTACCAGCCGGGTTGCAGCAACACGCTGTTTGATGCAGCCTGCGGCCTGAGCAAAGCCGCCAATGCCTGGGCGGCGACGGCCACGTCAGCTTCTGATGCGGCGCAATCCACGTTTTCAACAGCGCTGGCCAATGCAGCGGGCTTTTTTGATTTGGGTTTTGTGGTGGGTGTTACCGGGCCCAACGCGGGCGTGGCACGCACCATCAAGCAATTCAGCGGGGGCACCATTACCACCATTCAGCCATGGCCCGTTGCTGTGGTTGTTGGCAACACGTTCACGGCGTACCCGGGTTGTGACAAAACGCAAGCCACTTGCACCAGTAAATTTGCAAATGTGCTGCGCTTTAGAGGCCAGCCTTACATCCCTGCGCCGGAGACGATTCTTTGACCGCATTGCCAACCCTTGCCGATGCCGCCCAAACGCGCCAGAACGTCGCGCAAGAGGCTTTAACCTGGCTGGGCACCCCTTACCATCACCACGCCCGCATCAAGGGCGTAGGCGTTGATTGTGTGCAGTTGTTGTGCGGTGTGTTTGAAGCGGTGGGCCTGGTGCCGCCCATCACTACGGGCCATTACCCGGTCGATTGGCATTTGCACCACAGCGAAGAAGTGTTCAGCGGCAGCCTTGACCAATATGCCCACTTGCGCAGCCCCGGCACCACGCCCCAGGTGGGCGACATGTTGCTGTTTCAATTTGGCCGCACCTTCAGCCATGGCAGCATTGTGGTGGGGCATGACAGCGACGGCGCTGTGCTGCTGGTGCACAGCTATGTAAAACGCGGCGTGATTGTGAGCCGCCTCACCGAAGACCCGCTGGCCGGGCGGGCCATGCAGCATTGGAGTTTGTGGCCATGAGCGGCGGCACTACCATCAGCACCAGCGAGACCAAGGTTGAAGCGCTCAATTTGCAAAGTTCGGCTTATGGCGTGACCATTCCGGTGGTTTATGGAGTAAACCGCATTGCGGGCAACATGCTGTGGTATGGCGACTTCAAGGCCACTGCCCACACCGATGTAAAAACAACCGGTGGCAAGGGCGGCGGCGGCGGTGGTGTTACCACAGAGACCACCACCTACACTTACAGCGCCAGCGTGGTGCTTGGCCTTTGTGAAGGCCCGGTATCTGCCAGCATGTTGTTGTGGCGCGGCAAAAAATACTATGTGGGCGGCCCCCCAGACATTGGTGCCAGCGTGGCCACGGGCGCGTTGGCGCAGGCCGTGTGGCCCTATTTGTCAACCACCTTTTCAGGCCAGGCGCTGGGCTACAGCGGCGTGGCTTACATGTACGCGCAAGACTACCAGCTGGGGGCCAGTGCGCAGGTTGAAAACCACAATTTTCAAATTACGGGGATTGGCGCGTTTGCTTACGGGGTGGCAGATGCCAACCCGCCCGACGTGCTGCTGGATTTGTTGACCAACACCCGGTACGGGGCGGGTTTTCCGGCGGCGCAACTGCCGGCCATGACCAATTGGTCAAATTACTGCCGGGCTGCCGGGTTGTTGTTATCGCCTGCTCTCACCACGCAAATGCCGGCGGCTGAATTTGTGGCGCGGTTGTGCAGGTTCAGCAATACAGCAGTGCTGTGGACGACCGGCGGTTTGAAGTTTTTGCCCTACGGCGACACGGCGTTGACGAACCTGGGGGCCACCTACACACCCAACCTCACGCCGTTGTTTGATTTGACAGACGACGACTTCACGCCCAATGAAGGTGATGACCCCATCAAGGTCACGCGCAAGCCGCAGGCCGACGCTTTCAACAGCGTGCGGCTTGACTTTAACAACCGCGCAAACAGTTACAACGGCGACGTGGCTGAGGCCAAAGACAGCGCCAGCATTGATGCGTTTGGGCCGCGCCCACTGCCGGTGATCAAGGCTGACTGGATTTGTGACCCTTGGGTTGCCCGCCAGGTAGCTCAATTGGTGTTGCAGCGCGAACAGTTTGTGCGCAATACCTATGCGTTTAGCCTGCCCTGGACTCGAGTAATGCTGGAGCCCATGGACCTGGTGACGTTGACTGATTCATACCTTGGCTACAACAAGCTGGTGGTGCGCATCACAGCAGTGACGGAAGACGCTGAGGGCAATTTGAGCGTGCTGGCGGAAGATTTTCCGCAAGGCATTGCCCACGCGGCCGCTTACACCAGCCAGGCCGGTGTGGGCTTTCAGCACAACTACAACGCCGACCCTGGCAGTGTGGCCGCCCCAATGTTTTTTGAAGCGCCCATAGAGCGCACGACAACCGGCCTTGAGGTGTATGCGGCCATACGCGGGCCCAGTGCCAACTGGGGCGGCTGCCGGGTGTGGACATCGCTGGATGGAAACAACTACAAAGACAGCGGACTGATTCATGGTGGGGCGCGTTTTGGCACCATCACCGGACCTGTAAGTGCAGGCAACTTGCCCGTGGCCATTGCGGCCAGCCAGCTCATAAGTGGCAGTGCCAGCGACTCTGCGCAGTTGGCCACCCTGTGTTATGTGGGCGGTGCCAACCCCGAATATTTGGCCTACACCACCGCCACCCTTACCAGTGCCCTGAACTACACCCTGGCCGGCCTGACGCGCGGGGCTTATGGCAGCAACCCCAGCCTGGCCAGCCACACGGCCGGTGAACCCTTTGCGCGGGTAGATGATGCGATTGCAAAATCAGGCTCACTTGACCTGGGCCTGATTGGCCAGACGCTGTATTTCAAATTCACCAGTTTTAACATTTACGGCGCGGCGGAACAAAGCCTGGCCAGCGCCACGGCCTACCCGTATTTGATTGTGGGCAGCATGGCCAACTTGCCCCCGCCGCCATTTGACAACTATCTTATTTTGTGCCAGCCCGATGGAACGAGGCAGCACAATTTCAGCTACAACAACGCGGCCCCAGTTGACTGGAAAGGTGCGGTGATACGTTATATGAGCGGCACAGTGCCCAGCCCAGCCTGGGAGACCATGACCCCGCTGCAAGACAACTTTACACACTACACGGCCAGCCCGGTTGAAGTAAATGCCCCGCTGGCTGGCGTTTACACGTTTGCTTGCCGGAGCATTGACAAGGTGGGCGCGGGCAACCTGAGCACGATGCAAGTGCGCACGATTACTTTGCCCAACCACAGGTTGGGCACGGTGTATTCTGAATATTTTGAAAACACAGAAGGCTGGCTGGGTGTCAAGACCGGGTGCTCTGTGTACAACGGTTATCTGGACGCTGTTGACAGCACAACATGGGGCACGGCACCGGCTGACTTTGCCAGCTACAGCCGCTGGAATCTGGCCCCCACCAGCCCCATTTTTTATGAGACCCCGGCACGTGACCTGGGCGTGGTGGTCAGCGGCTCGATCAACAGCAACCTTGACGCTGATGGCACCACGGTGCAGGAACTTGCGACCAGTGCCAACGGCACCACCTGGAGCGGCTGGAGCACGGCCACCGCGCCCTTTGTGAGCCGGTACATCAAGCTGCGGTTGACGGTGACGGCGACCGGCGCCATGCCAGTGCCCGCTGTGCGGCTGTGGAGCTGGTCTGTGAATGCGGCAGTGAAAGAAGAGTACATCGATAACCTGGTGCCAAGCGCCTTGACGGGCGTTTACCGTATCGGCGTGGGTGATATCAGGGTGCCTTATACCAAGCCGTTTTTGATCTTGAAAAATATACAAACCACGATTCAGGACAACCGCAACGGCTGGACAGTCAACCGCGTTGACAACAACCTCACGCCTGGTCCACGCTACCAGTTTGCCCTGGCCGGCGTGTTGACTGACCCGGCCTTTGTTGACTTTAACGTGCGCGGTTTGCTCTGATTTTTATAGCTTTGATTTGTAAAAAAGAAAGAACACCATGACTTGGCCCGCCAGTAATGTAAATACGACCAACGTGGATGCAAGCACAGACAGCCCCGCCGTGGCTCGCACGGATATTCTGGATTTGTTCACCAAGTTCAATCTGCTGATCGGCCATGTAAGTTCTTTTATGCAAACGCTGCTGACCTGCAGCACGGCTGCCCTGGCGCGAACTGATTTGGGCGCTGCCGCATCAGGGGCCAACGCAGACATCACCAGCCTTACAAGCGTGACCAGCATTGCAGGCGTGACCAGCATCAACGGCGGTTACGTGGCTGCAAACCGAAATTTACTGGACAACGGTGACATGCGGCTCAGTGTGCGCAATGGCGCAACGGCAATCACACCCACGGCAACAGCCTACACAGTTGATCGTTTTGCAGCCGGAATCAGTCAGGGGTCAAAACTCACATTCCAACAAGTAGTAGATGCACCGCCTGGATTTAAATATTCGCTCAAGGCAACAGTCGCATCACAGTATGCCCCGGCTGCAACAGACCAATTTATTTTGGGACAGGGGATCGAGGGTAACAACACAATCCAGCTTGGGTTTGGGACGGCATCCCCATCTTCCGTAACCGTTTCGCTTTGGGTAAAAGGCAGTGTGCCGGGCACCTACAGTTGCTCACTTTCAAATAGCGCCGGGACGAGAACTTACATTGGCACCGTCACCGTCACCACGTCGTGGGCACGGCAAAGTATTGTGTTTACAGGCGATACGACTGGCACATGGCTGACAGACAACGGCTGCGGTTTGTGGTTTGACATTGATCTTGGCTGCGGAACCAACTACAACGGCACCGCAGGGACGTGGACACCGGGTGCCGTCGCTTTGGGTCGCAGGACATCAGGGTCTGTTATTTTCGTCAACCAAACGGCTGGAGCAACGCTGCAATGGACGGGTGTGCAACTCGAAGCCGGAACCACACCTACAGTTTTTGAAACCCGAAATATCGGCTATGAAAGTTCGCGCTGCCAGCGTTATTGTCAAAGTGTGTCTTATCAATGGATTCAGGCTGGGATTGCCGGGAATGGTTTTGGCGGTATCTCTTTGTTCCCCGTCGATATGCGCGCAACGCCTAACATATTCTCAAACACCAATTTAGGCACTACAAATATTACCGGCCCTGGCATAGCGGTAAGCCCATTTGGGATCACGCCTCAAGGCATAGCCACGGCATCGAACATCTCTTGTGTTTATGTGGGTACCATGATTGTGAGTGCAGATTTCTAACATGATTGACTTCATTACTATCGTTTTTATAGCAATGCTGGGCCTGCCTGCGTTGTTGCTGCTGCTGTTCAGCGTTGGCATTCAATACACCCGCTACGAATGGTGCAAGCCGCTGGTGATTGTTCTGGCACCTGCGCTGCTGCTTGACGTAGTACTGACGCGCTCCGTTTTCCTGTTCTGGATGTTGAATGCGCCGTCGCTGGACTATTGGACGTTCTCCCAGTGGTGCGCGGGAACGCAGTATCAAAACGACTGGACGGGCAAGGTGGCGCGGGCCACCAAACGCGTGCTGAACTCTATTGACCCAACACACCGCCACATTCATGACTGAACCTATTCCAACCACTGGCTTGGCAACCCTTGCGGCGGCTATAAACGGCGTTGCTCTGAGCCTGCTGGGTGTACCCTTGCTGGCCATCGTTTGGGGCTTTGTAGGGGCGCTGATGACCATGAGCCAGATGTCTACCATGACCAAGCCCCGTGCCTTTGTGTTTGGGGCCTTATCCACCCTGGCCGGGGCCGCGCTGGGAACGGCAGGTGTGGAGATATTGGCGCTGCAAGGCCGCGCCGCACTGGTTCTGGGCAGCCTGGCGGGCGGGGCTGGGGCTTTTGTGCTGATTGCCACCCTGGTGAAACGAGCGGTGGGCATAGCGGGCGGGGCCAAAACAGGCCTTACAGTCCCCGCTCCCTTGACCAAAGAAGGAGGTCAGCCATGACCGCGTTTGAAAGCACCTTAGGGCTGGTTTTGCACCTGACCAATCTTGCGTTGGCCGTGCTGATTGCAGGCAGCGCCATTTGCCGCGTGAACGCCTTGAACCCCGGCAGCCATCGGCTGGGCTGGCGGCTGATGTATGTATTTTTTGGTGGGTTTGCGGCCAGTGTAGCGGGGTATTTGGTGAGCAACACAGCAACCGATGAGATGCTGTGCGTGCTGTTTGCCGGGCTGGCTGGGGTGGGCCTGAACATTTTGCTGACGCACCGCCAATGGAAGTTTGGTCTAGTGCCGCCAATAGCTGAAAAGGTGCATAAACCAAGCATGGCCAGCTATGAAAGACGTAGCAACGGGCGGCGAAAGTATGACGATTTTGACCACCCGCCTTTGTCAACTTCCAGCTTTGGAGCACATAAATGACCCCACTCCAACTTGCCCAGGCTACAGGTGCCAGGATTGACCGAGCTACCCTTTTTTTACCATTCATTGAAAATGCCAGACTCGCTGCGTTCATTGCACAAATTGGGCACGAATCGGGCGGGCTTCATTGGCTGGTCGAGTTGTGGGGGCCAACCCCAGCGCAAGCCCGGTACGAAGGCCGGGAAGATTTGGGAAACACCGAGCCCGGCGACGGCTTCAAGTACCGTGGGCGCGGCCTTATTCAAATCACGGGCCGCGCAAATTACCAGGCTTGCGGCGATGCACTGGCAACTGACCTGATCGAAAGCCCTGAGTTGTTGTCTGAGCCAGATATGGCGGTGCGTTCCGCGATGTGGTTCTGGCAGCTTCACGGACTGAATGAGCTGGCGGATGCAGGTAATTTTGAGCGCATTACACGGCGCATCAATGGCGGGTTGAATGGGCAGGCTGAGCGGCTGGCTTTGTGGGCGGATGCCAAAGAGGCGCTGGCCTAATGCTAGACCGCCGCAAACCCACCCAGGCCCCACGCCGCCGTGGCTGGACACACCTGGACATTGATTACACCGACCCGGCGCTGGACGAGGCCATGGCCAAGCTGCTGCATGACCTGGAAGATCGCCGCACTGAGATGGAACTGCGTGCCAAC